GGTGAAACTCAATTAGTTTTTACAGCAGCTAACGCAACAACAAACTTGTTAACTGTTGGTGGACAAATTGCTTTCATTTGTTACGAAGATGGCACTTGGCATATTGCATCATCATTAGCGAGAGAAACAACTCAAACTACTGGTGCATTTGCATTTGCAGCGTAATAATTAATTAGTGTGGGGCTCCGGCCCCACATAAATTTTAAGGAGAACAAATGGCAACAGACATAAAAGCAAAAACTTTTGTACCTCAATCAGCTAGTACAACAGCTATTGCAGCCGCACAAACTTTAGGTGGCGCTGGAAATATGAACTTAACTGGAGACGCAGTAAATGATGGTTCTAATATGGCCAGCACAGTTACTTTTACTTCTACTGGAAATATTTCTGGTGTAACTTTTACAGTTACAGGGACGGATGCAAGTGGTTCAGCTGCTACAGAAGACATTACAGGACCAAATAATACTACCGTAACTGGATCAACAGCTTTCTTAACTGTGACTCAGATTGCAGCCGATGGAGCAGTAGCGACAAATACCTCTGCAGGATTTACTGCTACTACAACAGGTCAAGGAATTGTTTTTGCAGGAAGAACTAGAATTAGAGGAATACAAGCATTTTCAGATAATACAGCTGGTAATGTAAATTTTAAAGATGGATCACAATCAGGATCTTCTTTATTATCTATATATACAGGAGCAGCTGATTATGACGTAGAACCATACATTCCAGATGATGGAATTTTATTTGCAAATGGTGCGTATGTTGATATGCAAGCTACTCAAGTTTTAGAAGGCTTAACTGTATTCTTTGACGGCTAGGAGGCTAAATGGCTAACACTACCTCTGGGACTACAACTTTCGATAAGACATTTGCTATTGATGAAATAATAGAAGATGCTTTCGAACGTATAGGATTAAATTCTGTAGCTGGCTATCAAATGAAGTCAGCTCGAAGATCTATTAATATATTATTTCAAGAATGGGGTAATAGAGGTATTCACTATTGGGAAATAGATGAATTAGATTTAGATTTAGTTGAAGGTCAAGCAGAGTATGATTTTTTTAGATCAAGTGGTGATGGCACAAGTGCTACGTCAAATCCAAATGGAATTTATGGGATATCCGATGTCCTTGAAGCACAGTTAAGAAGCAATAGAACTGCTACAAATCAATCAGATAGTCCAATGACAAAAGTAGATAGATCTACTTATGCAGGATTTTCAAACAAATTATCTAAGGGTACACCTAATCAATATTGGGTAGAAAGATTTATTGATAAAGTTAGAGTTCATGTTTATCCAACACCAGATTCAACAAATGCATCTAAAGATATGCATTTCTATTACATAAAAAGAATTCAAGATGTAGGTGATTATACAAATGCAACAGACGTTCCATTTAGATTTGTACCTTGTATGGTTGCTGGACTTGCATTTTATTTATCACAAAAGTATCAACCACAACTTACACAACAAATGAAATTATATTACGAGGATGAATTAGCTAGAGCATTAGCAGAAGATGGTTCAGCTTCTAGTACATACATTACACCAAAAGCATACTACCCAGGAGCATAATGCCAAAATACGCAACAGGTAAATACGCAAAAGCAATATCAGACAGATCAGGTATGGAATTTCCATATCAAGAAATGGTTAGAGAATGGAATGGTTCGTTTGTTCATGTGTCAGAGTTTGAACCAAAGCAACCACAATTAGAGCCAAAACCAATGGCTGCTGATGGTGTTTCTATAAGAAATGTTAGATCAGATAGAAATGAACCACCAACTGCGATTCTTTTACCAAAAAATCCTTTTACTATTACAGACGGAAGTGCAACTTTAACTGTTAGTTTACTTAATCACAGTTTAGAAGTTGGAGATTTTGTTTTATTTTATAATCCGGCTAGTAATGATCCTACTCAAAGTTTTAATTTAGGATCAAATCTTTTTCCAATATTTGCGATAGGAGACACAATTACAGCCTCTGCAACAACAGCAACCTTTGACGCTAACACTAATTTTCCTACAACAGGTTTTTATTTTATACAAAGTTCAACTTCACCTAGTGCAACAAATCCTGATTATGTTCCTGTTGTTCAAAGAGAAGTTATTAAATATACAGGTAAATCTGGAGGACAAACATTAACAGGTTTAACAAGAGGTACAAATGCACCTTTTAGAGGAGAAACACCTAATAGCACAGACGCTACAGCACACACTGCAGTTACTGTTTTTCCAGGTTTAGAAATACAATCTGTGACTACAAGAACTGAACAAACTGGGGCTATGCCAGCTACAAAAACAGTTAACACAGGCTTCACTGTTACCTTGCCTTATAACGCAGTTGGTAATATAACAGGTGGTGGAGAAAACATTTATGTTAGTCCAATGATAAGAGGTATATTATGATAAATTATATTTGGAATAAAATTAAAAATATATTTAAACCTGAGAAACAAGATCCTCATCTTGTTTTGTATGAAGAAGTAAAACCTAAACCAGATCCTTGTAGTAAACATATATACTACAGGAAAAGCTGTCCAGTTTGTAGAGAATTAAGACAGGCAGGAGTTATTTAATGGCTGGGTTAAGTGCATCAGGATTAAAAACACAAATAAGAAGTTACACTGAAACAGACTCAAATGTTTTATCAGATAGTGTTTTAGAGAATATTATTTTAAATGCACAGTATAGAATATTTAGAGATATTCCTATTGATGCAGATAGAAAACAACAAATAGGTGATTTAGTTGTTGGACAAGAGACAATTAATGCCCCAGCAGGCGCGGTTTTTATTAGAGGGATACAAGTTTATGATTCAACATCAGCTTCGACAGGACCAAATGTTTGGTTAGAAAAAAAAGATATTACTTATTTACAAGAATATGTATCTTCAACAGCATCTGCTAAAAGAGGTCAACCAAAATATTATGCTATGTTTGGTGGTGCTACAGGAGAATCAGATACTACATCTGGTAGAATGATGTTTGCTCCAGTTCCTGATGCTACTTATAAGTTTAGAGTCCATTATAATGCGGCTCCAGCTTTATTAGAAAATAATGATACTAATTATATTAGTTTAAACTTTCCAAATGGGCTATTATATTGTTGTTTGTCAGAGGCATACGGTTTTTTAAAAGGTCCAATAGATATGTTGACACTATACGAAAATAAGTATAAACAAGAGGTACAGAAGTTTGCTAACGAGCAAGTTGGTAGAAGACGAAGAGACGACTACACTGATGGCGCTGTTCGTATACCGGTAAACTCAGCAAACCCATAGGAGAAAAATTATGGCAATAACATCGGCAATTTGTACAAGTTTTAAACAAGAACTTTTAGTTGGTACACATAACTTTACAGCAACAAGTGGAAACACTTTTAAAATAGCTTTATTTACAAGCTCTGCATCTTTAGGAGCTGGAACTACAGCTTACTCAACTTCAAACGAAATTACAAATTCATCTGGAACTGCATATACTGCAGGTGGGGCAACTCTTACAAGTGTAACGCCGACAACTTCTGGAACAACCGCATTCTGTGATTTTGCAGACGTAAGTTTTACATCAGCTTCTTTTACAGCTAATGGTGCGTTAATATACAATGACACACAATCTGATAAAGCTGTTGCAGTTATAGCATTTGGTGGTGATAAAACTGTAACAAGTGGAACTTTTACTATTCAGTTTCCAACAGCAGACGCAACTGACGCAATCATTAGATTAGCATAAGGAGGTCTTCCTTATGGCATCAACCTGGGGCACAAATACTTGGGGCGCTAACTCATGGGCTAGCGACGTATTAACAATAACACCAACAGGTCAATCTATAACATCCAATGTAGGAACAGTAGAAGCTTTTCCTTTTACAGGATGGGGTAGACAACAATGGGGAAACTCTGGTTGGGGAGTTGAATATTCTGTTGCTCCATCTGGTGTCTCTATTACATCTTCAGTAGGAACATTAACTGCTGCTCAATTTATAACAGCGGAATTAACTGGAGTTTCTACAACTTTAAGTGTTGGAGAAATAACACCTGCAGATGTAATTGGTGTATCTGGTCAATCAATAACTTCTACATTAGGTAATTTAACTAGTGTTGGAACATTAGTTGGTTGGGGTAGAAATGGTTGGGGCGAAGAGCCTTATGGAGACTCTGTCAACAAAGTTGTAGTTCTTGTTTTAGGATCACAAATAACATCAGGTGTAGGATCAATTAGTCCTGCAGATGTGATGGGATTAACAGGTGTGTCTTCAACTTCTAGTGTTGGATCTCCTACAATAATAGGTAATGTTTCTTTTGGCTTAACAGGAATTTCTGCTACAGCTAGTATAGGTTCTGTTGAAATTGAAAGTAGTCCACTCGTAACTCCAGCAGGAGTCTCTGCAACGGCCTCTGTGGGATCTATAACACCTGCTGATGTCATGGGTCTAACAGGAGTTTCTGCCACAGCATCAATTGGTAGTATTGAAATTAATTCAAGTCCAATTGTAATTCCAACAGGTCAAGCTATAACTTCTTCAGTAGGATCTATAACACCTGCTGATGTCATGGGTCTAACAGGAGTTTCTGCAACATTTAATGTAGGATCTATAACACCTGCTGATGTTATAGGTTTAACAGGTCAATCAGTCACTGTATCTGTTGCTGAATTTGGAACTGCAACTGGCTTTGGAATTCAAGCATATTCTAACGTTGACACTGGTTCAAATTCATCGTATACAAATGTTGCAACTGGATCAAATACAAGTTATAGTGACGCTGCATAGGAGAAAAAAATATGGCATCAAGTTATTCATCTGATTTAAAGATAGAACTAATGGCTACCGGTGAAAATGCTGGTACATGGGGAACAAAAACAAATACAAATTTAAACCTGGTACAACAAGCAGTTGCAGGTTATGAAGCAATTGATGTAGCATCTTCAGATGTTGCTCTTGCAATGACTGATGGAACAATTTCAAATGCAAGAAATGCTACAATAAAATTAACTGGAACTTTAGCAGCAAATAGAACAGTAACTGTACCAAATAGTATTGAAAAAGTTTACAATATCATAGATGGAACTGACCATGCGGGTTATACATTAACTTTTAAAACTGCGTCTGGTTCAGGTGTACTTTTATGTGAAGGTAATTGTTATCTTCTTTATGCAGATGGAACAAATGTTGTTAAAGCAAGTGAATACAGAAAATGGAGAACTGTTTCAGCAGCTGAAACTGTTCAAGCAGGCGCAAAATTATTTGTAGAAACAAATGGTGGAGCTGTAACAATTACATTACCTGCATCACCTGCAGTTGGTGATGAAGTACATTTTGTAGATTCAAGATATACGTTTGACACTAACGCATTAACTGTTGGTAGAAATAGTTCTAAAATAGCAAACGCAAGTGCTGACTTAGTAGTTAATACTGAGGGTGCAGCTTTTGGATTAGTTTATTCTGGTTCAAACGTAGGATGGACTTACACGGAGAAATAATATGGCAAATTACGAAGCAACAAAATACGATTTTACAGGTTCAAATCTTACAGGTATCGAAGGAACGGCTACTGGTACTATTTTACCGTGGTCTACTTCTTCTGTACCCACAGGTTTTTTAGAATGTGCTGGTGCAGCTGTATCAAGATCAACTTATTCTGATTTATTTGGAGTCATAGGTACAACTTATGGAGTTGGAGATGGTTCTTCAACTTTTAACCTGCCTAATCTAGCTGACAATGTGGCAGTTGGAAAATCACCAAATAAAGCTTTAGCATCAACTGGTGGAGCAAACACAGTAGCTTCAGCAGGAAACGTTGGTGGCTCAACAGCAAATGCAACTTTATCTGTAAGTCAACTCGCTAGTCACAGTCACCCAGGTGGAGCGCCAGGAACTATGAACGTATCTAATCAACCTAACCAAAGTCAAAGAGCTAATCCTGCTACTGCAGGTAACACAGGAAGTGCAGGTTCTGACGGCGGACACTCTCACAATATGAGTGCAACTTTTTCTGGTGATGCAACTTCAGTTGTTCAACCTTACATAGCATTAACTTATATTATTAAAACGTAGGAGAAATTATGGCAACAAATGCAACATGGACAGTGGTGATGGAAGATAAAATGATTACTAAACAAAGTGGTGATGGGGCAGGAAATAACTACATAATTGACGACAATGCTTTTTGGAGTCAATCTGATTTTTCAAATATTTGGGCTATTCAATATGGAACTACTCCGTCTTCTGATGAAGTAGAACACAGAGATACAACTCCACATGCTAGTTGGGAAAGTAAAGGAATAAGTTTTCAACAATTTATTGATAAGTGGGATGCTGCACATCTGACTAAATTACAATCCGATTGGGATAACGATAATGTTGAAGGTGAAACTGAAGCTGAAAAGATTACTAGATTAGGTGCTAGACCTACATCATACTCATCGTAACATCATCCAAGACGTTAAGATATATTTTTCACCTGATAAAGGTGGATTTCCTCTGTGAACATATGGAAAAGCAGCAGGCCAAATAACAATTCTACCAGTTTTAGGTTTAACTCTTTTTGAAAAATGTAAAAATTCAGTTTCTCCACCCTCTTCTATATCATTTAAATATATAGTAAAAACAAATCCCCTAGCACTGTCTTCAAAATTTGCTCCATGTTCAACATGCCAAATATGGTAACCTTCTGTAGGTAAAGTTTTTTGAATTTTTAAAGTAGTAAAATTAAAAGGAACTCCATAAACATCAAAAGCTCCAGTGTGTTTAGCATAATGACTCCAAGCTAAATCAAAATTAAAAATCATAGTTTTAAGTTCTTGAAACCATACATCTATATTGTTAGTTGCAGCAAAATATTGTTTATCTTTTTTATCTAAATTAGATGCATTTTCAAAAAATAATCTATCAAAAGTTTTATTAAAATTATTTTGATCTTCAAATAATTTAATAGCTTTATCACATTCCTCTTTAGTAATATAATTATCATACACACCAATAAAATTGGTTATATTTATTTTTTTTTCTATTTTATTATTCATTATTTATTTCTTTGTGTTTAAAGATATTATTAACCTATTTTCATTTGTTTTTAAAGTTTTTACCTCATGGGGTATATATGAAGGAAATAATACCAATGTATTTTTTTCTACAGGATTTTGATATTCATTGAATACTCTGTCATAAAAAGTAGTTGGTGTGCCCTCTGATGTTAAATATATTATACCCGAAAGAACTGAATAAGGATGAGTATGGACCCCATGATTATTTGATTTATTATATAATTGAGCCCAATTATGATCTAAAAAAATATTATGATCATTTAATATATTAATAACTTGTTTTTTTAAATCAAAAAGCAAAGGGAAATTTAAAACGTTTAATTTATTGTATGTTGTAAAATTATTTTGAATTAAAATTTTTATTTGATTTATTTGTTCGTCTGTTATGTTTAATTTATATTTATAGAAAGTGTCGAAAGGATTAAATTTTATCATAATTTATTATTTATTTGATCATAAGCATGATTACTATATGGACCATTTTGATTTACATAATGAAAAAATACTTGTGCCATGCCGTTACCTTTATACTTTCCTGGTCTCCAATGTTCTTGATCACAGCCGGCATATAACATAGCATCTCCTTCTTCTAATTCAAAAGAATCACCTTCAATTATTATAGGCCAGTTGTCATATTTTTTTATACAAGATGTAACAGATATTTCACACGCAGGTCTATCTTTGTGTTTATCTAATTTTCCACCAAATACATAATATCTCCAATAAGCATAAGTAGGAAATAATTTTAATTTTGATTCTTTTTCTGTTCTTTTTAATTTTGCATTTAAATAAGAATTCATTAAAGGATCGTTATACCAAGCAGGAGAAAAAGATTGACTATCAATTTGATAATCTTTGTTTTGATCTATTCTATTATAACAATACGTTTGAAGAACAATAAGTTCTTTCTTTGTAAAAAAATTTTTTATTAATTTATACTTTATCGAAGCCATGCTACAATACTATATCTTGTTCCTTTTATAATTGGCTCAATACCATGTGGATATAAAAAATTACTTGGAAAAAAAACAATGGAGCCTTTTTGTAATTTATATCTTTTAATTTCTTTTCCTTTTTGATTTCCAAAAATTAAATCTCCTCCTTCATATTCATCATTTAAATTAATTATAACACTTAAAGTTCTAAATAATGTAGTGTATGAATCTACATGTAAATTATATTTACCACCTACAGAATATTTTAATAAATCTACTTGGTTTAAATTTTTACTCTGCATAAAAGGGAATTTAATTTTATAGTGATAATAATGTTTTTCAATTTCTTTTTTTATAAGATTCCAATAAAAAATTTTAGTAGGAGTATCTAAAAAAATTTCATGTCCTTTAACATTTCTTTCATTTTTATCTATTCCATTTTTTATTGTCATGCAGTCTTTTGCAGTATGTTTTATATAAGGTATTATTTTATAAATAAAATCTTCAGAAATTATTTTATCTAATTTAATTATTGCTTCTGTGTGATCCATTTATTTTTTATAGTTTAAAAAATTTGCCATAACATATCTAGTTGCTGTTACATCATTAAATTGTAAAGATGAATGAAATATTTTAGAATCAAAAATTATTGCTCTGTTTTCTTTAAAACCTATGTGTCTATTTAAAACATATTCATCATTTTGTTTTTCATAAAATCCCGTTCCACTATTTAAAATTTGTATTCCTTTTAAATATATTAAACAATTTACATCTGTGCTGTCACAATGTGGAGTAGGCTCTTCATGTTTTGTGCTTAAAAAATAATTACTCTCATTTAAATTTAAATCTAAATTATACTCTTTAAGTTTTTTTAAAACTTCTACAACAGCAAAATGTTTTTTATTTAAAGGAACATTAAAATATATTTTTTGATATATATTTTTATTATTGACTACAGTATTTCTATTACTAAAT